TGACCAAATAAAATTAGATCAACAAGCTGTAAAACTATCAAAACAATTTGGCGTTAATCTTGAATACGTTAGAGAACTCTTACAAAGACCGATTGAATATGAAGGTGTAATGGCTGGTATAAAAGATTATTTTGATAGTATCAAAACTGGTGCTGAAGAGGTAAGAGCAGCAGTTACTTCAGCATTTAAAAATATGGAAAATGCAATTGTTAATTTTGTAATGACAGGAAAGTTAAATTTTGCAGAATTCACTAGGTCAATATTGGCAGATATGGCAAGAATAATTGTTAGACAAGCTTTTATTAAACCTCTCCTTGGGGCAATATTTCCTAACCTTGCAGATGGTGGTGTAGTAGAAAATGCAATGGGTAATGTCTATGGATCTAATGGTATACAAAAATTTGCACGAGGGGGCGTTGTCCACTCTCCTACTATTTTTCCTTTTAAGAACGGAATTGGCTTGATGGGCGAGGCCGGGTCGGAAGCGATACTCCCGCTGAAGCGCACCAAGCAGGGAAAGCTAGGAGTTGAGTCGTCAGGAGGTGGAGGTAATGTTGTAAATGTTTCTGTTGATGCTGGTGGCACATCGGCACAAGGTAATACAATGAAAGCAAATCAGCTTGGAAAAATGATAGGAACTGCTATAGAAGCCGAGTTAATTAAACAAAAACGACCTGGAGGGATTCTTTATACATAATGGCAACCTTTGATTCTTCTACTGTTGGATCTGACGTATCTCCTAGTTATTCACCAACACTTACTGTTCAAAATAATTTAATTAAGGTATCTTTAGGAGATGGCTATGAGCAACGCTTGCAGAAAGGTATTAATGCAACAAGAAGAACTTTTTCTTTATCTTTCTTAAATAGATCAGATACTGTAACTACAAATATTTTAAATTTTTTATCAGATCCAAATAAAGGTAATAATGGAGCAAAAGCTTTTAATTGGACTCCTCCATTTGGTTCTACAGGTAAATGGGTTTGTGAAAATCCTACAGTAACGATGGTTTCACATGATTTAAATGATATTGAACTGGAATTTGTAGAGGTGTTTGAGCCATGACTGATTCTTATATTAGTGAATTACAAAAACCTAATCCAAGTGCAATAATTCAACTATATGAACTTGAACTTGTTGAAGGAACACATTACGCCACAGGTAATCCAGATAATGTTACTACTACATATTGTTGGCATTCTGGAATGACCGCTGCTGGTGCTGGATCTATTGTTTTTAACAGCAAAACTTACACTCCAATGCCTATTGAGGCAGAAGGGTTTGATCAAAAAAGTGGACAAAATGATGCAATAGCAAGACCAGTTTTAAGGGTTAGTAATTTGTTATCTACAGTATCAACAATACTTATTGAAGTAAATAAGATTACATCTGGTAATGATTTGTTAAATGCAAAACTAACAAGAATAGAAACTTTGGCTATGTTTCTTGATGGTGAGTCTACTGCAAATACGGCTGCTACAAGTAGAACTCAAGTTTTTATTGTTGATCGTAAATCTGTTGAAAATAGAGAAGTTGTTGAGTTTGAATTAAGTGCGATATGGGATTTACCTAATGTAAAACTACCAAAACGACAAGTTCTACCTAGACAGTTCCCTGGTGTTGGATCATTCCATGAGTAATTGGAGGATTGAGGCACAAAAACACGCAGAGGATATGTTCCCATCTGAAGTTTGTGGTTTAGTAGTTGTTATTAAAGGTCGTAAAAGATATAAAAGATGTAGAAATATAGCAGTTAATACATATGATCATTTTATTATCGATCCTATAGATTATGCAGAAGCAGAAGATTCTGGAACTATTGTTGGTATCTTTCATTCACATCCATATCAGACTCCATTCCCTAGTTCTGCCGATTTAACTGCTTGTGAAAATTCAAAAAAAGTTTGGTACATATATGCAGTGGCATTAGGTCAATGGCATGAGTTTGAACCCACAGGTTATAAAGCTCCTTTAATTGGAAGGCATTATGCGTTTGGGGTGCATGATTGTTGGACTTTAGTAAAAGATTATTATGAGTCTGTAGGAATAAAATTAAGAGATTGGGATAGACCAAATGATCCAGAAAGTTTTAGAAAAAATCCTTATTTTGATAAATGTTTTAAAGATACAGGTTTTAGGGAGTTAGAACCTGATGAGGAATTAGAACATGGTGATAGTTTATTGTTTGCTATAAATAGTCAAGGGTTAAATCATGTTGGTATATTTTTATTGCCACAACAGATGATATTGCATCATATAGAAGGTAGACTAAGTTCAAAGGATTTTTATGGGGAATGGCTTGTAAAATGCACTGGAAAGAGGTTGCGGTATGTTAAGTAAGGTAAAAGTTTATGGAGAACTTGCAGATTTCTGTGGTGGTCAAAACCAATTTGAAGCTGTTATAAATCAACCAATAGATGCAGTGCGTTTTTTAAAAGCAAACTTTGCTGGATTAGAAAAACATATGTCTAGTCAGTTTTATAAAGTTTATGTTGGAGAACATAATATTGACGAAGAATTACTTGATTTTCCTAGTGGTGGTTTAGATATAAAGATTATACCTGTTGTTACTGGTGCTGGTAATGTAGGAAAAATAATAGCTGGAGTAGCTTTGATTGGCTTGGGATTTATGTTTTCTGGAGGTTTGACTTTTGGTGCATTTTTAAAAGCACCTGTATTAACAAAATCAGGCATATCATGGTTTGCTTTATCTGGAAAGATTGGTATGTTATTAGTTTTAAGTGGTGTTGCTGGTCTACTTACACCAACTCCAGAATTACCTGATGATGAAACAGATCCTATAAAGTCTTTTTCTTTTAGTGGGGTGCAACAGACTACCAGGGCTGGAACTGCAATTCCTGTGGTATATGGAAAAACTTTGGTTGGCTCAATTCCTATTTCAACGAAAGTTGAGACTAACGATATAGAGGCTTAATGGATAAATTTATTGCTGGTTCTGGTGGTGGAGGTAAAGGTGGTGGAGGTGGTTCACGAACTCCTTCTACTGATCCAGATTCTTTAAATAGTAGATCCTTTGGACATATTGTAGATCTTATAAGCGAAGGAGAAATAGCTGGTTTAGTTGATGATGGATTTGTTAATCCTATCCCAGGCGCAACAGATGCTTGGATGCGCTCAATATTTTTAGACAATACTCCACTAAAGAATGCAGATGGTACTGTTAATTTTGATGATGTTATTGTACGAGTTGAGCATGGAACAGCTAATCAACCAGTTTTACCAGGTTTTGAAAAAGCATCTAATATTATTAATAACACTCAATCAGGAGTAGAAATTGATGCAACAGGTCAACAATTCGATATAACTGATGCTAGTACAGATCAAGTTTTATTTTTGTTAAGTGTTCCTCAATTACAAAAAATCAAAAATAATGGAGATACAGAAGGAACAGAATTTAAATTTAAATTTCAAAAATCAACTAATAATGGTGCTTTTCAAGATTTTTCTGTTAATGGAACAGTAGATCAAACAATTAAAGGTAGAACTGCTGATCTTTATCAAAAGCAATATGTTTTTGATATAAGTACAGATACTTTTCCAGTAAGATTCAAAGTTATAAGAACTTCAGGTACAGATACAACTTTTATGAATAATAATAGTGATTTTATTAGTCATATTAGTAAATTTTATGTTACCTCTCATACGTTAATTAAACATCAAGCATCTGATTTGTCTGGTACATATACACATAATAATGGTAGTGGCGGTGCAGGGAAAATAATAACTATCACATCATCAACAGATCATTTATTAGAAGTGGGAGACAGTATTGGTTGTGAGTTTAGTAATGCTGCAACTACAAATACAAGTATGGTTGTTAATACAGTTGTCTCACCTACTGTAATTAAAGCTGAACATACAGTTGATGCAAACGTAACTGGAACTGTTACTTTTGGTCAAAGATTTAACTATCCTAACTCCGCTGTTCTTGGGCTAAGAATAGATGCAGAACAATTCAATTCAGTACCTAAAAGGTCTTATCTAATAAAAGGTATAAAAGTAAAAATTCCAAATGGTGTCACAGTTGACCCAAACAACGGCAGAATAATATATCCAATAAATTATGTTTTTAACGGAACACTTGGAGCAGCGCAATGGACAACAGATCCAGCTTGGTGTTTATTTGATCTTTTAACAAGTCAGCGATATGGCTGTGGAGATTTTATAAGTGCTAGTCAGTTAGATGTTTATAGTTTTTATGCAGCATCTGTATATTCTTCAGAACTTGTAACTTTTAAAGATAGGTTAGGTAGTGGAGTAGTTACTACAATTACAGAACCAAGGTTTAGTTTAAACGTAAATATTCAGACAAGACAAGACGTTTTTAAAACTGTTAACAGCTTATGTTCAGTTTTTAGAGCCATGCCTCTATATGTATCAGGTAGTATAAGTTTGATACAAGATAAAGCTGGGATAGATCCATCATTTTTATTTACTAATGCAAATGTAACTAGAGACGGTTTCTCGTATTCTGGTAGTGGTGGTAAAACTAGAGCAACAGTTATAGTTGTTAAGTATTTTGATATTGAATTAAGAGATGCAGCATATGAACAAGTAATTGATAATCATGCTGTTCTTAAATATGGTGCAGTTACTAAAACAATTGATAGTTTTGGAGTAACCTCAAGGCATCAAGCTAGAAGATTAGCCAAGTGGTTTTTAACCACTCTTGCTACAGAAACAGATATAGTTTCGTTTACCACAACAATACAAGCTGGATCATTAATAACTCCAGGTCAAATTATCGAAATTCAAGATCCTGTAAAATCTGGAGTTCGTAGAGGTGGACAAATTACATCTGTTCAAACTGTTAGTGGTAATAGCGTTATTGGGATAGATAATATTGTTGATTTACCAATTTTAGGGGGTGGTTTAGGTGGACTATTATCAGTCATTTTACCTGATGGTCAAATAAGTCAAAAAACAATAAATTCAATTGATTCAACAAATAAAAAAATTACTGTAGTTAATAGATTTCAAAAAAAAATTAATGATGCTAGTGGAAACAAACCATTTTTAGATAATACAAGACAAACAAATCCTGTTTATACTGATACATTCCAAAATACAGACCCAAATGTTGGATCATTTTGGATAATAGAAACAACTGGTACAAGTGCAGCAATACAATCACAGTTATATAAAGTTGTATCTGTAGAAGAGAGTGATGATTTTACATATGGTGTAACTGCTGTTTTGCACAACGAATCTAAATATGCAGCAGTAGAAGAGTTAGAAACTATAAAACATAGAGATGTTACCAATCTCGATTTAATACCAGAAAGTCCTAGTGATTGGGCATCAGATACAGAAATCTTATCTGACGGTACAGTTAGCCCAGTATCGGGTGGTTACACATATCCTATAGAACAGCTATATAAGTACAGAACTCAAGTTAAAGTGAGGGTTTTATTAGCATGGAAACCTGTTAGTGGAGTTAATAGATATGAACTTAGGTATCAAAAAGATTCAAGTGGTTTTCAAACTGTACAAGTACAAAATCCAAGTTTTACTATTGATGATATTGCTGTAAGTGGTTCCAGTGGTAAATCGTTTTTTGATTTTGAGGTTAGAAGTATAAGTGCATCAGGTAAAAAATCTAGCTCACCTTTAACTAAAACAGCATTTGAAGTAGTAGGTAAAAATGCAAAACCATCTCAAGTTAATTCTGATTTTGCAGCATCTTTAGATGCAAATTTAGGTGTCGTATTGTCTTGGACTCCAATAGTAGCAACACATCCTAATTTCGCTGATTTAGACATAAGAGGTTACATAATATACGAAGGGGCTTATGGTAGTGGAACTCAATTAGGAGAATACAAGGCAACCTCAGTTGTTGTACCTACATTGCCATCAAGTAGTGTTACAAACCAAACTTATTCAATAAAAGCTGTTGATGATGATGGAAATGAAAGCGAAAACGACAGAACAACTACTATTTCATTTAATAGTCCAAATGCACCAACAACATTAACTGGATCATATCAAGATGATAATTACATTCTTAACTGGAGTGCTTCTGTTATTAATGGAAATAGATTTGCTATTGCAGAATACGAAATAAGGCAAGGAGGTTCAATAATAGCAACTACAAATGCTTTGTCATTTACTTTGCCTGTTACTTGGGATAGTCAACAAACATTTAAAGTAAGGGCTAGGGATATAACAGGTAGAGAAAGTACTAATAAAACACTTGTTGCTGCTTTTTCTAAAGCTGACGCACCTAATATTTCATATTTTTATGAAGGAAGCAAAATTAGGCTTTCATGGGAAAAACCTAATGAAGGAGCAACAAAAATTAAAGATTATGTAATTAAAGCAAGTCCAACAAACAATACTAATTTCGGTAATGCAACAGATGTTGACGTTATAAATTCTGAAAGTTATTTGTTTGACGTTGACCATAGTGTTCTGAATACATCAACATCAAGACGTTTCTTTGTTGCTGCTAGAGATGTAAATAATAATTTAGGTAATATTGGTCGTACAGGAATTACTGGATACCCTGATGTTTCAGTTACAGCACCTCCAGCACCTAGTAATTTAACTGCTGTTATAAAAGGTGCAAGTTCTTTTGTTAGTTGGACTGAAGTACCAATCGCAAAAAATCCTTCTGATGCTACTAAAATCAATGGATTGCCAATTGCTTTTTATAAAATTTATAGAGAAAATGCTGGAGCTACATCTGTAGGTACTGCTGATTTTCAACAAAATGGAACATCAATAATAGAAGAAGTTACTTGGTCAGAAGCTACACAAAGATATTTTGTACGAGCCGTAGACATTAACGGAAATGATGGTGTTTTACAAGACGTAGATTTTACTGTTGCTGTACCGTCTGCTGTAACAAACCTAAGTGATGAAGTTATTGATAACAACGTACTTTTAAGATGGCAAGAAAGTGCTGTCGGTGTAGATCAGTTACCAATAAAACATTACAACGTATATAGAAATAATTTAAGCAATTTAGTTGGACAAAAATTAGGAACTTTTACCACAGTTTTTGAGCAAGTAGGTGGTAGTTTTGAATATATATTAAGACCTGTTAATACTGCTGGTAACGAGGGTACTAAAGAATCTGTTGTAGCAGAAGTTAATCAACCACCAGATTTTGTGTTAACACAAGATTTTGCAAGTACATTTAACGGTACAATCGTAAATGGATTTGCTGATGGCGGTGGACTATTCTTTTGTATTAATGGAAGTAGAACTTGGAAACAACATTTTGACCCAAATGACAATGATACGTCTAGGACTTTTGGTGTTTATGGTGGCTCCACTATTTATGCTTTACCTAGTGAAAACTCAGGCAGCTATGAAGAAGTTGTAGATTTAGGGGCAACAATTGACAAGGTGGATATTGAAGGAAGTATTGGATTAGTCGCTGCCGAAACTGTTGGGGCTGGACTATCAATTGATAATAAAATATTTACATCACCAGATAATGTAACTTTTACGGAAAAGGGATCTGGTACTGGTCAAAAAATTAATGCTTTAGGACAAAATTTTAGGTATGTAAAAATAAGATTTGAATTTACTGGTTTTAATAATGATGATTTAATTAAAGTTAATAGTATTCGTGTTAAAACATTCTTAAAACGTAAAACAGATCAAGGTAGAGTAGATGTAACTGCATCAGAATCTCAGGGTTCTGGTAAACAAGTTGCATTTACAGAAACCTTCATTGACGTTGATTCAATTCAATTAACAATACAAGGATCAAGTTCAAGTGCAAAATATGCTATTTATGATTTTGTAGATACTGCAAATCCACAAAATGGGTTTAAAGTGTTCTTGTTTGACAATAGTGGCAACGGTGTTGCTGGAACTGTAGACTTTACTGTAAGAGGAGTTTAAATGGCCGACTTTACAAAACCAGCTTTAACAAGCACATACACAGCTTTTATAACTGAATTAAAAGAAAGAGATGAAGTTGTAGGTTCTTTATATTCAACAGATGTTACTGTTACTGGTTTACCAGCAGATAACTCAAATAATTGGGGTGCAAGGTCTATTAGATGGAATGCAACTCAAAAATATTTTCAACGTAGAAATTCTAATAATAATGGTTGGGAAAGATTAGAGGGTAATAGTGGAACACATAAATTTGTTAATTTAGAGGCTGGAAATATTACTGGTACAGGAACTGTCAGTGGTTCAACTGTTAATGCAAGTGGTCAAGTACAAGCAGCAAGAATTAATGTCACAGGAACAACAGCCCCAGCCAATGGAATTTATAGACCAGCAGCTAATGAAATAAGATTTACTACAAACAGTAATGATAGATTTACTATCGAGTCAAACGGTGAGTGTGGAATAGGCACAGTTGATCCGCAACAAAAGCTTCATGTTAATGGAAACGCAAGAATATCAAATGGTACAAATACAGTTACATTAGAAATAGGAAAATCTGGCGGTGGAAATCACGCCTCAAATTTAGAAATTTATTCAGATAATACAGCAAATTCAGCTTTTAAAATAGCTAGGGCAACTGGAACTAACGGTGTTTCGACTATATCTCATAATGGAACAGGTAATTTTTTAATTGAAACACAAGATGTTGCAGATATAAAAATAGCAACACAAGGCACTACAAGAATGTGTATTGATAGTGGTGGTAGTGTTGCTATCGGTAACTTTACAGACCCAGATGATAGCTTGCATATTAAACAAGCTACTAATAATGCTGTTTATTTAAGAGTTGAAAATAATGATGGATATGCAAGATTTGGAACAGACGCAAATGATAGTTATATAGACGCAGACGTTCACAGATTTAGAAATAGGGCTGGTTCAAGTGATTATTTACGTCTTACATCTACTGGTTTAGGTGTTAAGAAAACAACTGTGAATTATCCACTTGATGTGGCTGGTGTTATAGCTTCTAATAGTCACATTATCTCTGGTTTAGCTTCTGGAGGTGTTGCTTTAACTATTAATGACGGTTATGGAAATGCAAACATTACATGGAATCATGTAGGGGGTATTCCAGAACAAGCTGGTAACTCAGCAAGAATTACTGTAAATACTGACAGCACCTCTGGAGCAGAGTTTAGATTTGGGTTAAGGAGCAATGTTACTAATAGTGGTTCAGTACAAGATACTACTGATTGTCTTGTAATTTTATCC